CATTAAAAGGTGCTAAAAATGAATCACAAATTTTTGGTGTAGAAAATCCAAAAGAAATTGATTTAGATACAAAAATTGATCAGTACAAAGAAGCATTAATTAATGCACTTGATTATGCAGTTGAAAATAATATTAGTCCAAAAGATTTTAGAACAACTCCAAAAAAAGAAGGGACATTAGGATATTTAAGATTTTTGAAAAAAGGCGGACCTGTTAAGATGGCCATGGGCGGTGATCCCTTAGCCAATATGAATCAACAACAGTTCATGCCTGACCCAGCCTTTGAAGGAGAAGATTATTTTAATCAAGCTGTCGAGTCAGGAAATTTATACGCTTTTAATCCAGGCAAAATATTTAAATTATTTTCTAAAACAGATGCGGTGTATACTCCGAAGAAATTACCCGATCCTGTTGGACAACAACAAGCAGCACCTCCAGGCACGACATTACCAACAACACAAGTGGTGCAACCAGAAGATTTTGCGTTTCAATCTTTTACTTTAAATAAAATTAATGATCCTCAAGCTCCGAAAGCGGGCACACCCGAAGCATGGAGACAGTTTCTTTATGGCGGGGGTCAAGGCGGAAAAGTTCCTGAAGCGGAAATGTTTGATACAGGACTCGAACAATACTTAGATGATTATGCAAGATATTATCCCGATCAAAAAATTACCAAAGAACAACTCAATAATTATTATGAAATGTCTCCGATTGGTAATATTGAAATAAAAGTGAAGTCGTCTCGTGATTCTAATTTTGCTCCACACAGTCCTTCGGCTCAAGATCCTGCTTACAAAGGGTATGTAGGAGGTACAAGACACAAAGAAGCGGGTAGTCAACCTTTAGATAGGGTTGGTACTGATTATCGAGAAATCGTCGTTAAAGCAGGAGCTTTACCGGGTGATAAAAAACCTTTTGTGTCGAGTGGTCATTATGAAGAAGAAAACGTTTTAGGATTTACTCGTGTTGCTGATTATCTCCAACCCAATGGTGGTAAGGTATCGGTTATTCAAGAAATGCAAACAGATATGTTAACCAAAGTTCGAAAAGAACAAGAACGATTAAATGCTTTATTAAAACGTATTGAAAATATTAAAGCTAATGCAGCCAGAGAAATACAAAGTGGAGATCCTTATCGAGAGGCTGGTGGAAATCGAGCCTTAGAAGCACTCAATGCTAAGTTTCCTCCTGCTGTTGAAGAGGCTTTAAGAAAACATAGTGATTTGATCAAACCTTTCCCGAATGAAGCCGCACGATCAAGTATCCCTGATTATCAAAAACAAATGATGGACTTACAAAAAAATATTGATGAAATTTTAGCTTCGGATCTTCAACAAAGTAAACCCGAGACTCCTTTTAGAATTCAAGACATTTCTCAACAACAACAAAAAGTTTTAGATGGTCTTTTAGATTTAAATCGTTCCAGCGAATTAGAAGAAATGTTGAAAAATGTTCAAGTGCCGGGAACAAGCGAAACAGAGTCATTACTTCAATATGGAACTGACCCTAATGTTCGAGACCTAGAAACAGGTGCTCGATATATGAGTTTAAAAAATTTAGAATTATTTCCACCGATTCCTTTTAACAAACAAGCGGACTATGTCGACTTATTACTCAAGTCTACAATTAAAGATGCTCAAGCAAGAGGAATTAATAAAGTGGCTGTTTACCCTCCTGATTTGGTTAATCAGCGTTGGGGAAAAAGTCCTGATAGTGATGCAGGTAAAAAGTTTAGAGACTTATATGGCAAAGTAGCCATTCAACAAATGAAAAACATTGCCAAGAAATATGGCGGTGATGCAAAAGTAGAAACTGTTTTAAATCCTGATGCCTCTGATCGAGGATTGACTTACTATAAAACAAATGTTGATGGTGAATATGAGTTCATGAAACAAGATCAACTAGCTCAAGGTTTAGAGCCTGAAGAAGCACAAATGTTTATTAATGAACAATTAAAAAGAAATGCAAATAGTTTAGGAGCTAATCAAGTAATTTATTCAAGAGAGATAGCACCAGGACAAACCATGGATTATTACGTCCAACCAAAGACTGTAACGGAAACAACGGATACAGGCGGAACTATTGATTTTGAAGATTTTGAACTTGTACCTTTAGGCCCTGGAGATGATCGAAATGCTGCTCAAGTTTTAATTGAAGAATATAACCCTCAAGAAGTACAAATGTTTACAATCACCTTAGATTCTGATAAAGCCAAAGGACCGATGTTTATGTTTAAGAAAAAATCTGGTGGAAGTATTGATAAAGATAGTTTAGTTTCTATAACAGATATATTTGGCGAATATGGTAGATAAATACGATAGCATACAAGACACTCCTTATGAAGCACGAGAACCAAAGGCATTAGGCCCTGGTGGTGTGGAAGAAGGAGATATTCAAGTTGAAGAAGTAGGAACAACAGTAGATTTAGAAAATGCGGGTGACCCTAACATAGAAATTATTGAAGATGGTTCTGCAATCATTGGTGAAGAAGATGTACCTGTAGCTTCAGGTTTTAATGCAAACTTAGCGGAAATTTTAGACGAAGGTTATTTAGGTTCTCTTGCTAATGAATTAATAGAAAAAGTAGAAAATGATAAATCCTCTCGTGAAGATTGGGAACAGTCTTACACTAAAGGTTTAGACTTACTAGGTTTTAAATATGAAGAACGCACAAGACCTTTTAGAGGTGCTGCAAGTGTTCATCATCCTGTCTTAGCTCAAGCTGTTACACAATTTCAAGCCATGGCTTATGTTGAACTTTTACCAAGTGATGGTCCTGTTCGAACACAAGTCGTTGGTGCTGTGAATGAACAAATTCAACAAGCGGCGGAACGTGTAAAAGAATATATGAACTATGAAATCACTCATGTCATGGAAGATTACAATCCAGAGATGGACCAATTATTATTTCAATTACCTCTATCAGGAAGTGCATTTAAAAAAGTTTATTATGATGAAAATCTACAAAGAGCAGCTTCTAAGTTTATTCCCGCAGAAGATGTAATTGTTCCTTATGGGGCATCTGATTTAGATAGTTGTGATCGAATTGCTCAAGTAGTGAAAATGTCAATGAATGACCTTCGCAAAAAACAAGTTTCAGGATTCTATCGAGATATTGCTTTACAACCTTACGATGGTGATGATGTTTCTAATATCCAAGAAAAAATGGATCGTATTGACGGAACGAATCCAACTAATTATCGAATGGACGACATGGCTGAGCTATTCGAAATGCATGTGGATTTAGATTTAGAAGGTTTTGAAGATATTAATCCTAGAAATGGTGAGCCTAGCGGAATTAAATTACCTTACGTTGTGACAATCGACAAAGGGTCAAATAAAGTTTTATCTATTTATCGAAACTATAATGAAAGTGATCCTTTAAAAAGAAAGAATGATTATTTTGTTCATTACAAGTTTTTACCCGGTCTAGGTTTTTATGGCTTTGGTTTAATTCACATGATTGGTGGATTGACTAGAACAGCTACCTCTGCTTTACGTCAGCTTTTAGATGCAGGTACTTTATCTAATTTACCAGCAGGTTATAAAGCAAGAGGACTTAGAATTCGTGATGATGATCAACCTTTACAACCTGGTGAATTTAGAGATGTCGATGCACCGAATGGAGTTATTCGTGAAGCATTAATGCCATTACCTTACAAAGGACCTGATGCTGTTCTCATGCAACTTTTAGGTTTTTGTGTAGATGCTGCAAAACAATTTGCAACTGTGGCTGATATGCAATTATCGGAAATAGGTAGTTCACAAACTCCTGTTGGTACAACCATGGCTTTAATGGAGCGTGGAACCAAAGTGATGTCGGCTGTTCACAAAAGATTACACTACGCACAGAAAAAAGAATTCGAATTACTAGCTAAAATTTTCAAGATGGCATTACCACCTGTTTATCCTTTTAATGTTCAAGGTGGACCAAGACAAATCAAAGCAATCGACTTTGATGATAATATTGACATCTTACCAGTATCCGATCCAAACATTTTCTCAATGTCACAAAGAGTGACGTTGGCACAAAATCAATTACAACTTGCTCAAAGCAATCCTCAAATGCACAACTTACGTGAAGCATATCGAAGAATGTATATTGCTTTAGGTGTTAAAGACATTGAACAGATACTACCACTTCCGCAACCACCTCAACCACAAGATCCAGCAATGGAGCATAGTGTTGTTTTACGAGGAGCACCATTACAAGCATTCCCACAACAGAACCATGAACTGCATATTAAAGCACATCGAACTTTTATGACTTCTGCTTTAGTCAAAGCAAATCCTATGGCAGTGATGAATTTGGTATCGCACATCAATCAGCACGTATCTTTACTGGCAACTCAAACTGTTGATCAAGCAATGGTAGAAGAAGCAGAAAAATTACGTCAACAATTTGGTGAAAATGTACCACCAGAAGCTTTACAAGCATTACAAATGCAAAGAGCCACAGCTATTGATAATGAAATTGTTAAAATTACCGAACAAATGGTAGTTGAAGAGC